ACTGTAGTAGTATCTCCTAAAATGGACAAGTTTGACGAGGAGATAGTTAACTTCTATAAGTGGCACGAAAATGTATATTGGAAGTTTGTTGTAGAGGATCTACATGAGTTTGCCTATTGGAATAAATTTGTAGTAGAACATGATATATCTCCAAGGTCAGTATTCATGATGCCTAAATGTACGAAGAGAAAAGAGCAACTTGAAATGCTAGAGCCTCTAGCAGAACAATGTATAAGAGAAGGTTTTAATTTATCACCAAGATTACATGTATTAATATGGAACAATAAGAGAGGTGTTTAATGGCAAGTAAAAAAGAGATTAATGTAATAAATAAAGTAGCCGAACTTATGTTGGCGCTGGGAATAGATTTGGAGGATGAAAACTTCCAGGAAACTCCCGAAAGGTTTGCAAAGTATATGTTATCTCGCGTAGTTCCTCGATCGGAAATGGCTAAAGAAGCACGAAGTTTTGCGCGAGCTTCATTCCCTGCTAAATATCGTTCAATGGTAGTAGTAGCTGATATAGAGGCAAACAGTCTATGTCCGCATCATTTAATACCAGTATTGTATAAGATACATGTTGGATATGTTCCACGAGATAAGGTAATTGGACTATCTAAGATTATAAGATTCGCAAAGGTGTGCGCGCAGAGTCCTATGTTACAAGAGGAGTTTACTGATTATCTTGCTGATACTATTGAAGATACTCTAGAATGTTTAGGAGTAATAGTTACGGTTAAAGGTGAACACTTCTGTATGAGAATAAGAGGTGTAGAGCAATCAAGGAGTAGTGCTATAACCTCAGCAATAAGAGGTGTATACGCAACAGATAAGGAAGTTAACTCTAGAATGGAGTTTTTCGAACTAATACAACACAATAGCGATCACTAGGGGGGTGCAATATGATAATAATATTTATAGGACCTGACAAATCAGGCAAGACTACTGTATCAACTGCGGTAGCAGATCACTATAACACTATTCCAATAAAAGGCTCGAGTATGAAGGATGATAGGAAGTATGTCGAGCTTGTGAATGAAGTGTTAAAACAAGCAGAGAGTAGAGATAAGAAAAGGATGCTTATATGTGATAGGTTACCTTATCCTGAAGATTTAATATACAGTCCCGTAGTAGAACTAAAGAAATCAAGGTTTCGAATAAATCGTTACGATATAGAACATAAATTACTCGAACTTGGATGTCTTATAGTATTTGTTAATGCAAACATGGAAACTTTACAGGAACGTTACGAGGCAGCTGGTGGTGATAAGTATTTAGACTTTGGACTAATGCCAGCCATTATTGAAGGTTACTGGGCTTTTCTTATTAGTACTAAGCTTCCTTATATAACAATTAACACAACGTATCTCACACCTGAAGAAGCAGCTATCACAGTTTATAAAGAAGTGGAAAGGATGCGCAAATGAAGATAGCAACAATTGTTCCAACAGCCTTTCTAGAAGAGACTAAGGATGATGACTATCATATGGCATTGGCTCATTTAGTAGGAGTAGATCCTGTATATACAAAGTTTTTCCGTAGAGTATCTAATGAGGGTAAGTATGTTATACTTGATAATGGTGCATTTGAAGGTAAACCTCACGCAATGAAGGAGTTGCTAGATAAGGCAGCGATGATAAATGCTGATGAGATAATATTGCCTGATGTAATAAAGAATGCCACTGAAACTATAATGACAGGATTTAATGCATTAAGAGCCTATGGTAATCTATCTAAGGATAAGTACAATATTATGGGAGCTCCTCAAGGTAATAACATATCAGAATGGGTAGATTGCGCAACTACTATGCTTAAGTACTGGGAAATTGATTGTATTGGAATACCTAAGAACCTGAACTTCAGTGTAGGAGATGACGCTAGAGAGTTAGCTATAAAACATATAAGGGAAGTCCTTGATACTACTAAGGTAAGAATACACTTACTTGGATGTTTCAACGATCCACGAGAAGTGTATAGAGTATGGCAATACTTTCCAGAACTACGTGGAGTAGATAGCTCTATACCTTATGTGTACGCACGAGATACAGCAGAACTGGGAGAAGATATAAGACCTAATGCACCCATAGATTTCGATGAAACTGAAACAAGTCCTTTTAAACTTCGAAATGCTATTAAGAACTGGAAGGATATGTGTCATGGTTCCCAGTAAGTGTAAAGGATGTATATATGAGAGGCAGAGAAAAATACCTGCCTCTCAAATAAAACAAGCTGATGTAGTAGTAGTAGGAGAAGCTCCAGGCAAACAGGAAATAATAAAACAACGTCCTTTTGTTGGTGAGAGTGGTAACCTTCTAAAACGATTGCTTCTAGATTCAGGATTACCTGGACAAGAAGAGTGTTTTGTTACTAATACACTTTTATGTTTACCTCCTCGAGATGAACAGATTAAACGTAGTGCAATTGAGAATTGTAGAGCACGAGTAGTAGACGAGATAAAACAAGTTAATCCCAAGATGGTTATCACATTAGGATCACCTGCAATACAATCAGTTACAGGCAACTTCGACTTGAGAGTTACACAGAGAACTGGAGTACCAGGTAAGGTACCTCATCTAGACGCACTTATAATGCCAACATATCATCCAGCAGCAGCCTTTAGACGTCCAGGATTATTTCACTGGATATGGGCTGCTTTTCAATATGCATCACATATACTTAAAGGTGGAGAACTAAAGAATCCAGGTAAGACTAAATTTGTAATAGTGAAGCCTGATCAAGTTGATACTGCTATTAGAATGCTACAAAAGTACGAAGTAGTGGGTGCTGATATTGAAACAGCGGGTTTTGATTATTTCCATGACAGAATCATAGACTTCGGTGTGGCATACGAAAAGAATCAAGTAATGATATTTCCAGAGGATACCATTAAACTGTTGGAACCTCTATTCAGGGGAGAGTACCCGCAGATGTCATGGTGCCGTGGACAATTTGACACAGCATTTTGGGAGCAATTAGGTTTTCCGGCGAGGGTAGACCACGACATAATTATGTTGTTATATTGCTTGAATGAGCACGAAGGAGACGATGACTTAGATGTACTATCACAACGATTGATAGGAGCTAAGTCATACAAGGGAGCAATAAAGCCTTATGTGAAGAAAGGTGACGGAGGCTACGAAGGTGTACCTAAAGACAAACTATGGCCTTACTTAGCACTAGATTGCGATTATACATTTCAAATTCATAAGCAGTTATATCCACTAGTTATGCAAGATCCACTACTGAAGAAATTATACGAAGACCACTTAATGCCGCATGTGCCGTTCTTAAGAGAGGTACAGCGTAATGGATTATTTGTGAATGAAGCTCATCTAGATACATTATCGGATGAATTAGGTGCAGAGATGAGCGAGTTGCGAGATCAAATACTTGATCACTTCCTTCCACATTGGCATTCAGGTGATTATGTGAAGGATACAGGAGCAAAAGCTAAGCCGAAGTTTTTCAATCCTGGTAGTCCTAAGCAAGTAGCATGGATGTTATTCAAGAGACTAGGATTAAAACACCGATTACGTAAAAAGCCTGATTGTACAGACAAAGATGTATTGATGGCACTAGAAGGACAACACCCAGCAATAGGGATAATGTTGAAACTGCGTAAAGTTAGTAAGATGAAGACCACGTATGTAGATGGTATTGGAAAACGTATGAACATTGACGATGGTAAAGTTCATGCGAGATTTTTACCCTACGGTACAGTTACTGGTAGATTAAGCTCTAGGAATCCTAATCTACAAAACATTCCTCGTGATTCCAATATAAAATCTATATTCTGTGCTGAGCTTGGATATGTATTTATTGAAGCAGATTATAAAGGTGCGGAGCTTAGAGTATTGGCTTATTTAAGTGATGATAAGTGGCTACGAAGTGTATTTGAAGCAGGAAGAGACTTACATGACGAGGTAGCTAAAATATTCTTTGGGGAAAACTTTACAAAAGACCAACGTGTAAAAGCTAAGAATATCAATTTTGGTATAGCTTACGGACGTACACACTATACACTCGCGAGAGAGTACAATATGACAGAGATAGAAGCCAAAGCATTCTTAGACGAATGGTTTAGAAGGGCTCCACAAGCACATGCGTATTTGTTGGAATGTGATAGAAAAGCTAGAGCTGGTGAGGTTCTAACAACACCATTCGGTAGAAAACGTAGATTTGGACTAATTGCTGAAAGAACAGTGAAGGACCAACAAAATGAAGCACGTAATTTTGCAATACAATCTATAGCTTCCGATTTAACATTAGTTTCAGGTGGAAGGGTCGCAAAGCAAAAGATACCGGTTTGTAACCTAGTACACGATAGTATTTTAAGTCAAGTATTAAACACTCCTGAGGATATAAAGAGGTCAGTAGACATATTAAACAATACTATGTTACAAGTACCTAAGGAGATATTAAAAACAGAGATACCATTTCCTGTCGACATTAAGGTTGGCGAGGTTTGGGGAAAGCTGGAAGATTATGAAGTGGCATAAAAAGAAAAAAGTTATAGGTTGTCAAACTATACTTAGAGCTTTGGGGGACAATACTAAGTTGAATAGTAAGTTCTCGGAGGCTTTGTTTACAATACTTGAAGTATTACTTAAAACTAAACTAGTAAAGAGGAGTTCCGAATACACGTTCAGTATGGAATTAAAATTTGGTGACAAGAAACATTTTGTACTGGACTTTAACTTAAAGGAGAATAAATGAGTGACACCAAAGACAAAAAGACGCCAAAGGCAATGCACCCACCTTCAAAACTAGGTGAAGCAGAAATTATATTAGTTAGATGTCCACAATGTCATTCAATAGTAGGTAAAATTCACACGGGAGACTTTTTATGTCTAAACTGTGGATGGAAATATTGTTCAACATAAGAAAGGAGTAAGACATGGCAACAGGAAGAAAAGATGGTTCAGGACAAGGTAAAGGTATGCCTGGTGGTGGAAGAAGAAATGCTAACAAAGATGCAGGCACTAAAACTGGCCCAGGATATGGCAAAGGCAGTGGGAGTGGAAAAGGAACTGGCAGGAAAAGCTAGTGTATCAAGTATTGCAGTAATTCGCGCCCAAGTATAAAACACCTCATATAATAGAAGGGACCCCAAATCCGGGTCTCTTCTATTTTTATTTTCCCCCTTGATTTTTCCAAAAGATTATGGGATAATTATATTAATAATTCAGGAAACATTAAGCTAACAGGGAAAGGGGTGAAGGATGATTGATACCGCAGTTGCATCCCACAGCACAACCACCGATATTCAGGCGTTAAAAGGACTCGGTGATAGAGTTCATGACCTTCAGGCTACATTACCAATGAATCCAGACGAGTTACCTTTGTCGTACATTGATCCGCAAGTACTCGCTGCTACGGGTTTCTTGCAGGATGTCAATCATGTAGAGGATTTAGATGGTGCTGTTGTTAAGTTGAATTTCCTCGATGGTTTTCCAACCGTTAATGACCTACCTTTCTGGGAACGTCTTGATGGAGAACTTTTAAGCTATTACGATTTCTTTAAAGCCTATCGAGATATGATTAAAACAAGCATACGATCCATGGCGGTTGTGGCTCAGCGAGCAGACGTAAATTCAAGATTAATAGTAGTCATATCTAGAATGTATCATTGGACACATAGAATTAAAGCTTATGACCTATATGAAATTAAGTTGCGACAAGTAGAACGTGATGCGCGAATGGTTGAAATGGAAGGACGTCATTCAAGTGTAGCTAAGAAAATATTCAAAAAGTGTTCTAATTGGATGGAGGACGATGAATTCATGGAAGCAATGACTCCTAAAGAACAACTTTCATGGTTTGAGACAGCATTAAAACTAGAACGTCTTAGTTTAGGACTAGCTCCCGATAAACCTTTAAATGGTGCAGACCAAACAAATATAAACACTGTCATACAAAACATTCAGTCAGATAATAAAACTATACAGATAGATGCGAACGCAAAAGACTTACAAGGAGTTATGGATGTTTTGGCAGCAACTGGACAACTAGCTAAGTTATCTGGAGGTAACGGTGGCCAGAATAATAGTAGCGGAGATGAACAGGGAAGAACAATTCGAGTTGAACAAAGCCCTGACTCCGAAGCTAACTAAATATATCCCGCATATACCTACTGTAAAACAAAGAGCGGGACTCTTACTAGACGATGTAAGAGAAGTATTTTATGGAGGAGCTGCTGGTGGTGGCAAATCCGATTGGTTGCTAATGGCAGCCTTACAGTACGTTGACATACCTGGATATAATGCGATATTGTTTCGTAAGACATATCAAGACTTAGCGTTACCGGACGCTTTGATGTCCAGAGCAAAGGAATGGTTATTTCCATTCAGGGATAAAAACGGAGGAGTACATTGGAATGAAAAGGATAAAGTATTTACTTTCCCTTCTGGAGCTACTCTCTCTTTTGGATATTTGGAGCATCTTAACGACAGATTTCGATATCAAGGTGCCGCATATCAATTCTTAGGATTTGATGAGTTAACCCAGATCGCGGAATTGTGTTATACATACCTCTTTAGTAGAAGGAGACGTGCTGCAGGAAGCACAATACCATTAAGGTTTAGAGCAGCTAGTAACCCTGGTGGCGAAGGACATGTATGGGTAAAAGAAAGATTCTTAGGAGAGGAAGCAGAAAGGAAAGGAAGGGTATTCATTCCCGCAATGTTAGATGATAATCCGTTTCTTGACCAGGAAGAGTATAGAATATCACTATACGAGTTAGATCCAGTTACTAGAGCACAGTTGTTAGAAGGAAACTGGGAGATTCTCCACGGCGGCGAGGTATTCGATCCAGAGTGGTTCGACATCGTGGAGAGTGTCCCGGAAGGTATACGAACAGTACGCTTTTGGGATTTAGCTTCTACCAAGAAGGAGAAGGGTAAAAAGCCCGCATACACTGCAGGATTGAAGCTAGGTATTTATAAAGGCAAATACTACATAATGCATGTAACACGATTACAGGATACACCCGGTGTAGTAGAAACAAGAATGAAAGCCGTTATGAAGGGTGATGGAAGATTGACAACAATAGGTATAGAGCAGGAACCTGGTTCCTCAGGAGATTATACCATTGAACACTTTAAGAAGGCTCTTAAGCCTTATAAAGTTAAAGGATTACGTTCCACAGGTAAAAAGGAAGAGAGAGCTCGACCTGTTAGCATAGAAGCACAAGCAGGTAATATAGCAGTAGTTAAAGGTAATTGGAACCAAGCATTATTTGACGAGCTGACAGTGTTTCCGGATAGCACATATAAGGACCAAGCAGATGCCCTTAGTGGTGCATACACTATAACAAAGTCACAAGTTAATTTTTATACTGTACCACAGGAAATAGAGTCAAGAGACTCCTATTGGCATGGTATGGATAGTTATGAAGAGGTAGGTGTAATGTAATGAATGACAAACTTGAAGGAGTAGAAGAGGTTAAGAAAGATAGACCAACAGTCTATGCTGAACAAGGTACCCTTGGTTTAGAAAGATATGGAGGGTACATGAGAGAGGAGTTTCTATCTCAACTCCAAATGGCTCAAGGACTTAAAGTATATAGAGAAATGAAAGATAACGACGCAACGGTCGGAGCTGTATTATATACAATGGAGATGTTTATAAGGAAAGTTGCGTGGAAGGTAAAAGAAGCTAGTCCAACTGCTATAGATATACTAGCAAGGGATTTCGTTAAGGAAAATATGTTCGATATGAGTATGACATGGGATAATACTATGTCGGACATTCTAACTATGTTTCCCTACGGATGGAGTTGGCATGAATTAGTTTACAAGAGACGAATGGGGTATAATCGCAGTGATGTTAAAAACAGTGAGTTTGATGACGGTATGGTAGGATGGGCTAGAATTCCTATTAGGTCTCAAAGTTCATGGCATCAGTGGGTATTTGAGGAAGATAGTGACGACATAAAAGCAATGATACAGAATACAGGATTATCTTCTAGGCAAGTAATACTACCTATTCAGAAAGCATTGCATTTTAAAACTACTTCCGCACGAGGAAACCCCGAGGGACGATCCCTACTTAGAAACGCCTACCGTCCATGGTATTTCAAGCGACATCTTGAAGAGATAGAAGGAATAGGAGCCGAACGAGACTTAGCAGGACTACCTGTTATGACTGCTCCTGAAGATGTAAGTATATGGGATCCAAACGATGATGAGTCAGTAACTTTACTTACTCACGTTAAAAAGATTATACGAAACATACGTAGGGATCAGCAAGACGGAGTCATTAAGCCTTATGGATGGGACTTATCACTACTGTCTACAGGAGGATCCAGAGCAGTAGATACTAACCAGATAATTAATAGATATGACCAACGAATAGCTGTGTCTCTTCTTGCAGACATCATCTTGTTAGGCGCAGATAAAGTTGGTAGTTTTGCATTGGCCGATGTTAAGAAGAGTCTTCTAACTATAGCGTTAGAAGGTCATCTAGGTAACATAGCAGATACGTTTAATAGATATGCTATTCCGCGCCTGCTACGTCTTAATCCTAAGTTCGCTGGAATAACAGGTTATCCAACACTAGTACCTGGTAACGCAGAAACACCTGACTTGAGAGAGTTAGGAAGATACATACAGGTTCTTTCAGGAGCAAGACCTGGATTCATGGATGAGATTACAGAGGATTATTTACGTATGATTGCTGGATTACCAAGAGTAGATGAGATTCCTAAGATTCCTAAACTTGTAATAGAAGGAGAGGAAGAAGAAGAGGAGGACGATGAAACAAAAGGTTCAAATGGAGACAAAGACAAAGAGGTAAAGGAAGGTGATGAGGATGCCAATTAGGGGTTGTACAGTATCTGGTAAACCTGGATATAAATGGGGAGATGGTGATACTTGTTATCCGTACACTCCTGGCGATGATGAAAGTCGCGCAACAGCACGAAAGAAGGCAGCTGAACAGGGACGTGCTATCCAGGTTAATAAAAAGTACAAGTTCGAAGTCAAGAAAGCCCGAGATGATGACCACTTAGTATTTGGATGGGCATATGTAGCAAAGGAAAAAGATGGTAAGCAAGTAACTGACCACAGTACAGAGTTTATGGATGTAGAAGACTTAGAGATGTCCATGTACGTTTATAATCTTGCTTTTAGAGGTGGAGGAGAAGTACACAAGGGAGCCAAAAATGGTTTGCTTGTGGAATCAATGGTGTTCACTAAGGAAAAACAGAAGATACTTGGGATACCAGACGGTATTTTACCGGAGGGTGCTTGGGTAGGTCTGTATTTCCCTGATGATAAAACGTTCCAAAAGGTTAAATCTGGTGAATATGCCATGTTTAGCATCGAGGGACTAGCGCGAAGAAAGGAGGTCGAGTAATGCCAAACAGACTGAAGTTGGAGGATCTAGAAATCTCAGCAATTGATTTATGTCCAGAAGGAGATAATCCTCCCGCGCGCATAATGTTATTTAAAAACAAAGGAGGTACTGCCGGAGACGACAAAGGAGAAAAAACAAGCAATCTGTTAAAACTATTAACCGACACGGAAGGAGGAGACGCTATGCCAAAAACGCTAGCGGAGATTCTAAAAGAAATGACCGATGAAGACAAGGACCTCATGGAAGAATCTATTACGGGTCAAGTAGAGAAAGCTGTTAAGGAAGCTGTGAAGAAAGCAGTTGATGAAGCAGATGTGACTCATAAAGGGGTATTGGAGACAAAGGCCACAGAGCATGCAGCGGCTATAGAGAAGCTCAAAGGTGAAGGGGAACCTGCCGAAAAAGACCCTATCGAAAAAGCAAGTCCAGAAATCAAGGCTGAATTCGATAAAATCCAAAAGGATAGGGAGCTAGAAAAAGCAGACCTAAAGAAGGCTAAGGATGACATTGCAGAAATGCAGAAGACAGCCAAGAGGAAAGAATTTGTAGCCAAAGCTAAAGACTACAAAGGACTAAGCGTAAAAGCAGAGGATTTCGGGGAAACTCTCAGAAAGATCAATCAGTCAGTAGATGCTGACACCTTTAAACAACTCGATGAAGTACTTGACGGCGCCGACAAGCTGTTGGAAGAATCAGGTATATTCAAAGAGCAGGGAACAGGTGGAGACGAAGCTGATGAAAACACTGCAGTAGAAAAAGTCAAAAAGATGGTCAAGATAAAGATGGATAATGACAAGGAAGGAAAAATGACTAAGGAAGCTGCAGAGTTAGATGTCTATAATGAGAATCCCGATCTCTACAAGCAGTATAAGACTGAGAAAGGGGTGTAATGTAATATGGCTTATGAAATACCGCAATTCTCGTTAACCTTGAAAACAGCTTCCACGTTTATTAGTAAACAGTACTACGCGTGTAAGTTGGATACAAGTGGGTATGTTGTTCCTTGTGACGCATCAGGAGAAGCCGCAATAGGTGTTATGCAAGATGCACCCATAAGTGGTGTACCAGGAATAGTAATGAAGGATGGTGTAACCAAGATAGTTCTTGGAGGCACTATAACTGCAGGAGACTTAGTAACCGTTGATGCTAATGGAGCAGCTAAAAAGGTTGTTACTACCGATAAGGTATTAGGTCGAGCATTGGCATCTGGTGTATCCGGTGATCAAAGGTCGATTCTGCTATTCTGTCAGCAATAATTAGATAAACGAAAGGAAGTGAATGTAAATGCCAGAACCTATAAAATCGCAATATCATATTGACTCGGCGCTCACTAACATGAGCATCGCTTACATTCAGAAACAATCAGCCTTCGTTGCCGACCGAATGTTCCCTAAGCTTCCAGTAAAGAAGCAGTCAGATGCTTACTTCACCTATGTGAAGGAAGACTGGTTTAGGGATGAGGCAGAGCTAAGAAGGCCTGGGACTGAATCCGCAGGTGGAGGATATGAGATCGATCCTGATAATACGTACTACTGCTTGCAGTACTCGTATCATAAGGATGTTACCGATGAAGATCGAGCGAACTCAGATAGTCCTATCTCACCTGACCAAGACGCTACTGAGTATATTACTCAGAAGCTTTGGTTAAAGAGAGAAGTTGACTTCGCTACTAAGTTCTTCGCAACAACCGTGTGGAGTTACGAAAGAAAAGGTGGAGCTGCAGTAGTGGGTAGTACAGAAGTCATTTATTGGAGCGCCTCTGATGGTGTACCTATAACTGATATCGCAGCTGCGCAGGACGCTATTCAATCAATTACTGGTTATAGACCAAATAGACTTCTGTTTGGTGCTAGAGTATATACTCAGGTGAAGAATAACCCAACTATTCTTGAGAGAATCAAGTATACTCAAAAAGGTATAGTAACAACTGATCTGTTGGCTACATTGTTTGATGTAGATGAAGTTGTTGTAGCGCGAGCAGTGAAGAACTCCGCAGCTAAAGGTGCTACCGAAGATACCGACTTCCTACTTGGTGACCATGCGCTTCTAACTTATGCTCCACCAAGAGCAGGGATAAAAATACCAAGTGCTGGTTACATCTTTACATGGACTGGACTTCTTGGTACAGGTGCCTACGGAACTAGGATGTCAAGAATACCTGCACCACTACTCGGACAGGGAACTGAAAGATTAGAAGGAGAGTTAGCATATGACCAGAAGGTTATAGCTGAAGATTTAGGAGCATTCTTCAAAGATATAATAGAGTAAGGGCGGTGCGATATGACTTGGAGTTATGACGGCGACCCAGCAAATAGCGACTTAGATGCAGTCCGAAGAGAGATTGGCGATACTAATACTAATGACCAACTTCTGTCTAATGAAGAAGTGAACTTCGCATTGGACCAAGAAGGAGATAGTATTACAGCTGCCTCAGCCCGTTGTTGTGAATGGCTCATGAGAGAGTTTGCAAAGCAAGCGGATAAGACAATAGGGCAGCTGAACATCACGCTAAGCCAGAAATCAATACGATATGAGGCTATGGCCACGAAACTTCGGAAGAAAGGTATAAAAAGCGCTTTAGCACCTTATGCAGGAGGACTTTCAGAAACAGAGCGAGACATTGATGAGGCTGATACTAATTTGGTTCAACCTATATTCACTAAAGACATATTCTCGAACTCTTAGGGGATACCATGGAGAACGATTTCAAGGAATGGTTAAATAACACAATTGGATGGCTCCAATGGGATGGAACTCGCGTAGCAGGTGAAAAACAATATAATGCTTCGTCGAATTTCTCCTGCTACGTTCAAGGTGGAAGCAGAATGATAAGAGATGCGCACGGAAGAGAAATAACTTCCATGGAGAGGGCTTTTATCAACGGCTCAGACACCGGAGTATCGAGTATGTCAATGGAAGATAGGTTCATTTTAAAAAGTCGTATACGTGTTCCTCTTATGGTGGATCCTGTGTACAATGAAAAGGGTAACTTAGACCATGTGGTGGTATATTTATGATACAAATTACAGCAGTAGTGACAAAAGCAAGTCTTAAGAGGTTAGCAGCCAAAATGAATACTACCCTAGAACGTGTTAGGTTAGTAGCCATAGAGGAGTTTCCCTCAATAGGTCAGGAGATTATGGACCAATCATTTGAATTGGTTCCAAAATCGTCAGGAGCTTTAGCTCACTCAGGTTATGTAGGTGAAGTTGTCATAGATTATAACCGCATTGGTGTAAAGTTAGGTTATGGTGGTCCAAATGATAAAGTAAACCCGTACACGGGAAGACTTGCATCCACCTATGCCTGGGTAGTTCATGAAGATTTGAATGCCTATCATCCGGATGGTCAAGCTAAGTATCTTGAACTTCCTGTTAGCTTATCAGCAACATGGGTCGCTGAAAGATTAATGAGTCGTATTCGTAATGTTCTTCGAGTTTTATAAGGAGAAGCAATGGCAATACTTTGTGATGACATAATTACTTTTATAGTAGCAAGCGGTAATGGTGTAGTGACTGCTGCGGACACAGATATCTTTCGAAATGTGTTGCCGGATAGTCCTGATGCCGCCGTTGGTATATTTGAGTATCCTGGAGTCACAGACGAGCATAGCTTCGTAGGCAATCGTTCTATATCTATCCAGATAAGAAGAACAAGCGCAGAGGCTGCAAGAGTAGCTGCATGGACCATATTCGATCTTCTTGACGTACCTACAGCCAGAGAAATCTGGTTGACGGCGACAAGATGGACGATTATGAAAGCACGCAGTACTCCAGCTATATTGCGTACGGATGATACAGGTAGAACGATTTATGTATTTAATGTAAGTGTTATAACATCTAGAGATGAATAGAAGGAGGTAAATATGAGTGTAGAAGGTGTACGAATCGGACTAGATTCGTTGTATTACGCTTTGCTTACTGCTGACGCTTCCGGTGGAGCATCGTACGGCACTCCCGTAGCTATGGAAGGCGCTATTTCGGCAAATGTTAACCCTAACTCAGTAATTGGAACATTATTCGCTGATAATGGACCAATGGAAATAGCAGCTAACCTTGGGAATATAGAACTAGAGCTGAATGTGGCTGATCTGCCACTTGCTACTCTTGCTGTTTTCCTGGGGCATACGATGTCGAAAGGGGTACTAGCTGAGGCAGCAAATGCGATTCCTCCGTGGATGGCTATTGCGTTTAGAACGCTTAAAACCAATGGCAACTATAGATATGTCTGGTTAGTAAAAGGAAAATTTAGAACACCAGAAGAAAACGCGGAGACCAAAAGCGATTCTATTAACTTCCAGACACCTACTATCGTAGGACACTTTGTGAAGAGGGAATATGATAGTATCTGGAGGAGAAGAACCGATGAAGATGATGATAGTTTTGTAGAAGCAACAGGAACCAACTGGTTCACTAGCCCGGATATCGGGGATTAATAAACTATAAAAAATTTAGGAGTATATTATGAGTAATGTAACGGAAATAAGAACTAAAAGTGTACCTGTAACAGTTGATGGTAAAGATTATCATCTACGCTACGACATGAATGCCTTTGCAGACATAGAGTTAGAGTATGGAGGAATAAAGGAAGCTATGTCGGCAATGCGCGAAGGTAGTGTTGTAGCTATGAGAAAGTTACTATGGTGGGGGCTACGTCACGAGGATGAATCGTTGACAGAGCGCCAAGCAGGTGCACTTTTGGATCTCGCAGGAATGAAGGTAATAATAGATCCATTAACCGAGGCTATCGAATCATCTCTCCCACCTATGACAGACGAAGAGAAAAAGCGAGCTATCAGAGAGATGGAAATGGCAAAGAAGAGTGGTTCAAAAAATTCGGGAATCCCGCCGACGACGGTTGGGACTGGAGATACATCAAGTACGCCGGAACCTACATCCTCAAAAGAAGTGAAGGAGACTTCTGGAGATTCACCCCAAAAGAGCTCACAGCAATGATAAAGGTTCATAATGAAGTAAATAGTGAAGAGAGTAAGAAGGAAGCTGCGCTACCTAGGTGGGGATATATAGATGAAGTTGACCCGTAAGGAGAGTGATTATGCCGTCTGACTTAGCTATTGAGATTGGCGCAAAATTATAAAAGTTAATGAAGGGTTTAGCCAAGGCCGAATCATCCACTAAGAAGAGTGGTAAGGTCATGGCTGATAACTTAGGTAAGAGAACCACTGCTTCAATAAACCAAGCCGATAAAGCTATGAAAGGCTTTACGTGGAATGCTAGAGGATATTTAAAGGATACCTCTCGTGTTATTACTGGTATCCTTATATCACAAGGATTCTACAACCTCATACGAGCAATTAAGGATGCCACTGCGGCAATGTGGGACTTTCATCAAGAGGTAGAACAAGCCGAGAAGGCATTTACAGCACTCTTAGGTAGTGAACAAATTGCTATGGGCTTTATGAGGGATTTGGAAGACCTTGTTGCATTAACGCCATTTACATTTGAAGGAGCAGTATTAGGTGCCAAGAGGTTAAAAGCTATGGGATTCGCATCTAAGGATATATTACCAGTTGTGGAAATAATGGCCGATGCCGCTGCAGCTACTGGTGCCTCCACTCAGCAGGTAAATAGATTAATATTAGCATTAGGACAGATAAGAACTAAAGGTAAACTAGCTGGACAGGAAATACGTCAAATTGCCGAAGCTAATATACCTATATACGATATACTAACTGAAAAACTAGGAATGACCCTAGAAGAGATTGAGAAGAATGTAATACCGGCGAATGTGGCTATTCAAGCTGTATTGGAAGGAATGTCCGATAGATATAAAGGAATGGCCCGAATCATGGCAGACACCACCCGAGGGTTAATGACTACTATTAGAGATAACATTCTGTTTATAGGTAAGGATGTACTCGATAAGTTTCTAACAGGTCTTAGTGGAGGATTAAAAAACATCCGTGATAGGCTAAATGAATTGCGTCAAATATCTCGTGATAAAGGGTTGAAAGGTCTTTTTGAAGCCCTCGTCCCAGAACACCTTCAAGAGAACATAAGAATAATTATACAAGCTTTTAAACAGCTAGCAGAAAATATTAAAAAACTAGCAATGGCTTTAAGCCCTCTATGGAATGTAATTAGAGATACCTTTGTTAATATAATGACTGTTATTATACCCGCACTTAACTACTTCGCAATGGCTCTACGTAGAGTCGCTGAATGGGTTATTAGAAACGAAACACAAGTAAAGAGGCTACTCGCCGTGTTAGTAGGAATGACAATAGTTTGGAAGTTAATTCCTGCAATGATTGCATTTGCGCGAGCTATCAGAGTAGTAATATTGATGGCTATGGGAGCAGAAGCTGCATTAGCACTAATGGGCTCCAGATTAGGAATGATATTGATGTTTTTAAGAAGGAATGTATGGGTAATACTAGTAACTATTCTTGCAGGAGCATTAATATATGTAGCATCACAAGTTAAATCTGTAGTAGAATGGTTCGATCGACTATGGGCACGTATTGCTCGTTTCCTAGGTATAGACTTTACAATGCCGGAGGTAGAAGATGTAAAAGTAAATGAGCCTGAGTTTGATTGGGAGGAAGCCGCTTCTGGCATGGAGGGAGTAAATGACAGTTTAGATGGAATAGAAGAGGGTATGGATGATATAGGAGAGGCTACAGAAGAAGCTACCGAGAAGTTTAAAAAGTTCCTCATGCCCTTTGACGAAGTGTACAATATTCCCGAAAAGCTAGACAAGGCAGCTGTGGCTATTGGGGATTTAGGTGCGGATTTAGATATTGGTGACTTGGGGGGAGGACCATTAGACTTAGGAGACTTTGGATTAGAGGAAGCTGAGAAAGCTGTTTCAAACATAGCAGAAGAATTAGATGATGGATTAACAGATAATATCTTGGATGCATTAAAGAATTTATGGGCATATATAAAAACTATGTTTATAGCTTGGATACAACTTGTAAAAGATCTTTGGAATGCTTGGATACAACTTGTAAAAGATGTATGGAACGCTATCAAACAGTTTGCTACAGATATATGGGGCGCTTGGAAAAATTTATTTATAGATTTAGGTAAAGGCTTTTGGCAATTTATAAAAGATATATGGAAAGCTATAACAGACTTTGTTAAAGGTATGGTTGATGCCTTTAAAACATTATGGAAGGATATAATAAGTGCGAAGTCTTTTACAGATATTATAAATGCATTTAAAGATTTCTTTGGCACTTTTTTCGACTTAGTGGGTAAACTTGGTGGAGATATAGGTAAAGCTTTTTCAACTTGGATGGGTTCAATAGTAGATGCCTTTAGTAAATTTTATACACGTATAAAAGAAACGTGGTCTAATTTTTGGGATAACCTGGGTGCTGCTTATTCTAATTTTTTTGAACGGGTAAAGGAGGGCTATTCAAAATTCTTTCAATCATGGCGTGATGCATGGGAAAAATTCTTTGTAAATACTTTTGGTAGTGCTTCTGGTAAAATGTTCGACTTTGGTAATATATTTATAAATACGTTTGATAATATTTATGATAAGGTTGTAACAAAAATAGGGGAATTATCTAAAAAATCTACAACTGGGTTGGCAAATATATTTAAGCTCCCAGAAACTAATATAGAGGAAGAGTTAGGAAATACATTAACAATAGGTTTTGTCGGAGCATTTTCTAAAGCATGGCAAGCTGTAACAAATTTCTTTAAAGGAAAATGGGAAGATTTTTATGCTCGTTGGCTAAGCTTAGGGGACTCTTTTGGACAACGCCTAGTTGGTATAATTGGTGATGATTTGGGCTATGCTATTGGAGAAGTAACAGCGTGGGCTATAACTTTTGGAGAGAAAATGAAAGAAGGTTTTATACAAGCATGGGAACTGACAAAAGAATGGGTACCTAAAATAGTTGATGCTATTGTCGAGTTCTTTAAAGAACTCCCAGAAAAGATTAAAGAGGAGTTCGATATGTTTGTTGATAAGTTTAAAGAGGGCTTTAGAAGAGCTTGGGAACTGACAAAAGAATGGGCACCTA